CGCGGTTACGTTCCTTCCGAGGAAGCTCGTAGCGAGGGTGACGTTCTTCGTGCCATTGGTATGGGAGAAATGCGTTCGCACACGTTCGAGAAGCGTGCGCTCGTTACTTCCAGCAACACTGTTCCTGTTTCGTTCTACGACCAGGTGTTCCAGGTTGCCCGTCTCGTTGGTCCCATGCTGGACACTTCCGAGATTTTCAACACCACTTCCGGTGAGGACATCACTGTTCCGACGATGACCGCGTACAGCACTGCTGCACTGGTCACTGAAGGTTCGGCTATTGCTGAGTCCGACCCCACCTTCTCAAGCATCACGCTGGGAGCCTACAAGTACAGCTTCCTCATTGGTGTCAGCAACGAGCTGATTGCCGATGCAGGATTCAACCTTGAGGCCCTGCTTGCTGAGCAGGCTGGTAACGCTATTGGCTTCACGGTCAACGACGTGCTTACCACTGGTAACGGTTCTGCCAAGCCTAACGGTATCGTTACCGCTTCGGGCTCCGGTGTCACTGGTGGAACCGCCGTTTCCGGTGCGTTCACCGCTGACAACCTCATCGACCTGGCTTACAGCCTTGACGGTGCAGCTCGTCGCCTGCCTGGTGTTGCTTACATGGCTAACACTCAGTCGCTTGGTGCAATGCGTAAGCTGAAGGACAACTCTGGACAATACCTGTACCAGGTTGGTGTTGGACAGCCCGACTCCTTTGCTGGATTCCCGATCTTCGAGAACCCCGCAATGGCAGCTCAGGCTACCGGAGCCAAGTCCGTCCTCTTCGGTCACCTGCCTTCCTACAAGGTTCGCATGGCCGGTGGACTCCAGGTTGCTTCTAGCACCGACTACGCCTTCAACAAGGACCAGACCTTCTACAGGTTCCTGATGCGTGTTGATGGTGATTTGACCCACGCTGGTCACGTCAAGCACTTCATTGGAGCTGCCTCCTAGTATTTGACGACACGCTGAAGGGCCGGGGTTGTGGGTTGCCCCGGCCCTTCTGTTTGCTAGGATTCCCGTATGGGAAAAAAGGGGAACCCTGCATTGCAGGAACAGTTATCTGGTGCTTTTGGTATTTACTCGAACTCTTATGATGTTCCGACTGGTTATGGTCAGCAGGTCAAGTATCTGATTGATTGTCTTGTCCGTCAGGGGTTGGATGTTGCTAACTTTTCTAACTTTGGTCTTGAGGGCAAGATTGATGTTATTCGCACACCGTATGGTGAGGCGACGCATTTCCCTCGCGGGTTTAGTGGTTACTCGCAGGAGGTTGCACCTCTTGACTTTATGACGTGGAGTAACTCGGTCAAAAAGAAAGACCTGTTCTTCACGCTTTATGATGTGTGGATTCTTGAGTCGCCACAGTATGAGAAATTCCGACAGATTTGGTCGTGGACGCCACTAGATCACATTACGATGCCCGCGAAGGTCGAACAGTGGTTGCGGAAACCTAACGTTCTCCCTATCGCTATGTCACCATTCGGTCACCGCCAAATGAATGACAAGGGTATAGACAATGTGTATATACCTCACAGTATTGACACGAAACTCTTGAAGGAGACTTGGCAACTCAGTTCTGGTTCTGACGTTCGAGATTATTGGAACTCTAGGGACAAGTTTGTTGTAGGCATGGTTGCCGCGAACAAAGCGTCTGGGCTGGTGCATCGGAAAGCTTTTAGCGAGAACTTGATGGCGTTTAGTATCTTCCAGAAGAAACATTCTGACGCTGTACTCTATTTGCACACTGATGCGACGGGTTCTGGTATCGGTTGGAATTTGTTGGAGATGTTGAAGGGCCTTGGCGTCCCTAATGAGTCGGTTCTGTTGGTAAACCCTCTTGAGTACCGTTATGGCGCTTCTCAACACAATCTGGCCGCCTATTACACGGGGATGGATGTGCTGTTGGCTCCGAGCATGGGTGAGGGGTTCGGTGTGCCCACCATCGAGGCGCAGGCGTGCGGAACACGGGTGATTGCGTCTAACTGGGCCGCGTCGCAGGACCTTGTGGCTGAGGATGGCTGGTTGGTTGACGGTGTGCCCGTGTGGGATGCCGGTCAGTTGTCGTGGTGGCAGACACCGAACGTGCCGTCGATTGTGGACGCCCTGGAGCAGGCTTACGATTTGGGTCACGGCAAGTCAGATGTGGCTAAGAAGTTCGCTGCCGACTTTGATGTTGAAACGGTGTGGTGGCGCGACTGGATGCCATTGTTGAGGAGCGAATTCGGTGATTCTTGAGGACTTAGCGAGCGCACACTACGGGGAAACAATTTGGGTGCTCGGTTCCGGCCCGTCACTTAATTTCCTAAGCCCGTCATTCTTTGAAGACAAGACCACGGTGAGCACCAACCTGAGCGCACACACTTTAGGGTTCGTTCCGGATTATGTTTTCAGCCATTACCACCGGTGGGCTCGGGAGATGCCTGCCGTGATTCAGCGGGTGACGTTGAAGCGTGACACTTCATCGCAACAGGAGTGGGTTGGGGATGTGCCTGACGGTGTTGTGCTGGTTGAGCAGGATAATTACAATCCGCCCGGTTCGTCATGGAATCCGTTGACTACTCACCCGCCGAAACCGTATTCATTGGCTTATGGATCGTCGAGCTTGCATGGGTCAATGCACTTGGCTGCATGGTTGGGCGCGAAGCATATTGTGATGGTGGGCGCTGATTGTGGAACGTTGGATGGTGAACACCGTGTTGCGGGTTATCCTGACACGGACAAACTGTGGGGCTTGTATAACGAGCACCATGCGCTGATGAAAGCTTGGTTGCAGCGGGAATATGATGTGACAGTGTATTCGTTGAACCCGTTCATAAACTTTAATCTTGAGGGTCACACGTTCAAGGGGGTCTAATGTTACCTAATCTGATTGTGCCGGTTTTGAACCGTTACGACCTCTTAGATCGGATGCTCGGCAGTATCGACTACCCGGTGTACGAGTTGCTTATCGTTGACAATGGTGGCGAATTGGAAAGAATAAGATACAACGACAACATTATCAACGTGAACATTCTCAACATGCCGTCGAATCTTGGGGTGGCTGCGTCATGGAATCTTGGTATCAAACTGTTCCCACATCACGATAGATGGTTTTTTGCCTCTAATGACATGGTGTATTTGCCTGGTGCCCTTCAGGGTCTCTCAGAGGCTCGTAGAGACGAGATAACCCTTTCTGATATGTTTCCCTTCTGGCACACGTTCTGTGTCGGTGAAGAGGTCGTCAGGAGAGTGGGTTTGTTCGATGAGGCCCTTTACCCGGCCTATTTCGAGGACAACGACTACGAGAGGCGTTCTGTACACAAAAATGTACATATTCGGTCAGTTTCTATTCCTACCCAGCACGAAAATTCGTCAACTATTGGAGTTGACCGTGGATTGCGTGAGAAAAACGCGGTCTCGTTTCAGAACAACGCAATTTATTACAACAACAAGATGGCGAAGAATGATTACGGTCAGGGGGCGTGGTCTTTGGACCGTAGACGCCGTAACGCATGGGACACGCCACGATAGACTAGATGTGGAGGACTTATGGCGATCACTAACGGCTACACTGATTTAGCAACCCTGAAGCTGAGTTTGTCAATCACGGATTCCGTGGACGACACTTGGCTGGAGATTTGCGTTACCGCTGCTTCACGCGCTATCGACAACTTTACCGAGCGTGTGTTCTACCAGGTTTCTGGGTCGCGTGTTTACATTCCTTACGACAACTTCCTGGTTGAGATTGACGACCTTGCAACACTAACAACGTTGAAGACTTCAACAAACGTTGATGGCGTGTTTGACCAAACCTGGGGCACCAACGACAGGCAGCTTGAACCGTTGAACGGTATCGCTGGCGGTATCCCTTCACCAACTACTCACATTCGCGCTGTAGGCGACTACTGGTACCCGACAGCGGCACAGGAAGCCACTGTAGAGGTGACCGGAACATTCGGTTGGCCTGCCGTCCCTGACGCTGTAGAGCAGGCTTGTATCCTCCAGTCCGCCAGATATTTTAAGCGTGCTGACAGCCCGATGGGGGTGGCCGGATTCGACTCTATGGGCGTTGTCCGACTGTCAAGGATTGACCCTGACATTGCAACCCTTTTGGAGCCGTACTGCCGGATTAGGATGGCGTAATGACTGACATTCAGGCCATCAGGGAACGAATGGCTGTCAATCTTGGCACTATTAGTGGTTTGCGTACAGCCGAAAACGTGCCCGATATTGTCAACCCGCCTGTCGCTGTTGTCAGCCTGGAGCAGATTGCTTTCGACGGCGCTTTCAACCAAGGGCTCACCACTCTTGAGTTCACAATCTTCGTTGTCGTGTCTCGTGCTGACGAGCGCACAGCACAACGAAAGCTAAACCAGTATGTAGCACCTACCGGAGCGTTCAGTATCAAGTCTGCGGTAGAATCGGATAGGAGACTTAATAATCTCGTAGCGGATTTACGGGTTCGTAGCGTGACTAACATAGGCTCTCTACAACTGGATGATCAGGAATATATGGCGGCTGAGTTTGCTGTCGCTGTTTATGTATAAGGAGAAATAAATTGGCAAAGTATGTAGTTACAAGCCAAAAGGTAACTGTGAACGGAACTGACGTTTCGGACGCTTGCGCTCGCGCTGAGCTTGTCCTGAACGCTGCCGAGGTCGAGACCACTGACTTCGGTTCCGCTGGTTGGACTGAGGTTGTGGGCGGCCTGAAGAGTGGTCAGTTGACCCTTGACTTCCACAGCGACTTCGGTGCCGGTGGTGTGTCTAACCTGTTCCA